TCATATAATATACAGGTATCGCACCTGCTCTTAAATCACTACTGGCTGTACCGCCTTCGTACAATAGTACCTCAAGGCCGCCCATTAATGTACTGTCAAGATGATTAACTACCCTTGCTAGATAGGGGCCTGGGCCGACAAAAACATCCTCAAGCGACTTATGTTTTGATTCTGTTGTATTAATTCCCATATATTAACTTGTTTTTGTAATCATCAATTTGTCTAAAGGACTTAGCGATCGTTGTGTTCCGTATAAACTATTAACTGTATTTGTTTCAATGTAATAACCTCCAATCCCTTGTATAGTTCTTACTGCATTTGATCTATTTGATTCTACTGACCCTAGTCCCTGCGATGCTAGGGGCGCATTTGAAGTATTTAAACTTGAATTGTTTAGTCCAACTGCACTATTGAACTTGTCAAGCTGTTGAGTTACATTCAAAGGATTGCCGCCTGCTACGCCGTTAGCCTGACCTCTAGATCCCCCAAGTAGGGCTAAGAGTGATCCGATAGATGCAAACGACGAAGCTCCTGGTAAATTTGCCGCACTCCCGCCACCTGCGAGGATTTTTTGTAAGTCGTATTGGCTAATATTAGCCAGCGGTGATTTTGTCAGGGCCTGGAGCGCAGGTAAATTTTTAATGGCGGAGCCTGTAACATTTTTTAAACTTAATCCAAGAGCTTGGAATCCTTGAATATTGGCATCTGTGGGGACAGATGCTAATATTTTTTGTAGCCTTGATAATAATGATGTTTGTTGGTCTTTTGATAGCCCAGAAAACTGTGCAGGGTCAATACCTAATTGTGCGGCAAGCGCCGTAGGATCAGTAGGAATCCCATTTAACGCGGCAATAGTTTTTTGACCAACATTACTTAAATTAGAAGCTTCAGATGGATTAGTGATATAATTTTTTCCATCTGCGGTGATTGTATTGTTTTTATAATTTGTTTCTAATGTATAAAGATTGTTAGTATCTTGTACAAAGCTAGAAATAATATTTGCCTGCGCATTTTGATTCGCTTGATTCTGTGCAGTCTTACTAGGAGCCGGAAGCGTTGTTGTTTGTAAAGGAATGCCGCTTGTATAAGGATTGTATCCTGTTAATGATTGTCCAACAGCAGGTGCTCCTGGATTGTTTAATAGTGCATCAGCAACTGCAACTAGACCGCCGATTTGCATCACCGCAGAATTAACTGCCTGCAACGGAGCCACAACTCCTTGTATAACGCCTAGGCCATCAGCTATCGCGGCATCAATTCGACTAACTGAGGACTGTAAAGCTCCGGATGTTTTAGAAAAAAGACCAGTTACTGAATTCATTAATCCAGCTAATCCAAAACTAGGAATTTTAGGATTTAGAATACTGTTTAGGTCAGCAACGGCTTTTTTAGCACCGTACTTACTTACAGACGCCGGCGCTGTGTCCGCAGTCGTTTGATCTCCAGATTTTGGTTTACTGATCAGAGGTACCGACGACGCAGGAACTTTATGGGGCTGTTGTCCAGCAAGACGAGTCATCTGTAGTGTCTGTGTAAATTGACCTTGGCTAAATGACGAGATAATATAGTTTACTTGGAATATGCCACTATAGTGTTCTATTTTATCATTGCCAAAATCCATAAACCCGTCTGGTCGGTAATCAAATGCGTTCCTAAAATTTACGTTAATGTATACAGCTTTATCTATCCAAGGAGCTTCACCGTTTAACGACTGCCATTCTGTCTTTAAATTAAGTTCGCTATTGCCATACCCTTGAGTTACCAAATAATACGGATCTCCTATTATTTTTATTTCCATAGAATTCATAGAATTAGATCTAACTAATTGTGCTTGAATAGAAGCCGCAATAGCCTGATATGAACTTATTTGTACATTTTTATGTGAACCATATATAGGAACGTCTGCATTTGTTCCCGCCATCGCAGGAGGAGTATTTTGTACATTATTTTTATCTTTTTCTATCTGATCTGCGATTGATAACTTAGCAGTATTACCAGGGGCGGCGGCCATCGATGCACCTGATCTATCTGAATCCCCTATCCTATATGGACGGTCCATGAAATAAAGAAAATCGGTTGAATAGTTAAAAGATAAAATATCAACATTTTTTCCGGTATAGTAATAATCGTAAGTTCGAGATAATGTTCGTACTATCTCTGATGGATCCCACTTACCAAATTCTTCTGGAAGTTTAGAATAATGGACCCACCATGGACGTACCTGGTATATAAATTTATATGCCGATCGTTGTTCTTTAGGATTAATCTTGTCTTTAACTTCCAACCTAACCCCAACACGAAACCAAGGAACTAACCCGTTGCGATAGGTTTTTAATTTTTCTTTATTATCTATAAACCATGCAGTATACTGACTCTCGCGTACTATTGATTCAATGACTTGAAAAATTTTGGCACCGGATTTAACAGTTAGCGTCTCTTTGGCAGAATCCGGTTCGCCGACGACAACTTTTTGAACATGCCTATAGCCGCCCTTTTGCGTTGTGGCGGTTGGGTCGGCAAACTCAAATGCCTGATTTGATCTTAACCGATCTGGGTTTATATTATACTCGCCTATTCCCTTTGGAATATCGTACTTTTCATTATTGTCGCCCGGATAAGTTGTGGCGGCTAAAAATTCTACAGCATATTCGTTATAAACTTCTGGATTATCAGATCCGTTGGCTTTTTTCCATTCCTCAGTTATCGTATTCATTAAACTTGTTAAGGTCTCGTTAACTGTTACTCCAGATGTTTTGACTGTCGTAGGTACTTCTCCGTCTCGACCATATCCTGCCGCGTTTTGGCTGGTGAATCCCAGTTTATGAACTGACCCTCTATCGTCAACTGTTGTATTAAAGCTCGACAATGTTAAGTGGAAATCTCTACTTGACGAAGGAACTTTTACAGGCACGTCGGCGTTGTACATAGGCCAGCCTACAAACTCTAGTCTTAGACAGAAGTGAGCGTTCCTATGATTTTCCCATCCGGCGGCGAGAGCATTTACTCTTATAGATTCTATAAATCCAGTTATACTTAACGGTTCGATCACAGTCATTTCTAACTGGGGAACTGTGGCTCCTTCGACTATAGATAACGGGCCGTTCATAGTCACGCTATCAACAAAAAAATCAAATCTACCAGAACTAGACGAGTTAAACTCTTCTAAAATTCCAGCTAATTCGTCGCTGGCTGTTGTCACTAACTTATCGTATGGTTCGCCTGTTTCGGTATTTTTAGCTTTTTTCGTAAAGTTAACATCTGCTCCTGCTAATACAGCCGAAGCAAGATCTATTCCTTTAGTTCCTTTGCCTGAAGATTTTAAAACAATATAATCAAGCCTAGAGTTTGAATGGAAAAATGTTCTACTTCTTGATTGGGCGGGAGTAACTAGGGACAAAGTCCAGACATAGTTATACGAGGAGAAGAGGTTTAACGGGTTTCTCTCATAGGAACTTGACCCTGGAGATGAATATTGTGTTCCGGTACTATTATCAAGTAGCCCTGCGGTACTAAGTTGTATGTAAGCCATAGATTACAACCCTAATGTTTTATTAATAGTTGTCAGTTGTGGGACAAAAATCTTAATACCCGGAATCATATCATATATAGGATCTCTAATGATATCTTTGTTGCGCATGGCAAACACCCACCATAGTTTTTCGTTCTGATATACGTCAAACGCTAATAAGTCAGGACGATGTTTGTACTGAGAAGTTAGCGTGATTTGCACGTCGTCTTGCAATGACGGAATATCCCGTATGTTCATGACGTCTAGATAACCGGATGTTTGTCTAGTACTAAAATAAGGGCTTGCATTACCGTAAGTTACTGTTGTCATTTTATAGGTATCCCGTGTCGCCGATTCGGCCTTTATTAAATTTATCAACTGAATATTCAAGTTGCTGTTGTCTACTATAGACAGGAATCAGCTCTAGTGTAAGACTACAGCTAACAGGAACAAAGTTTACTCCATAGTCTTTAATACCGTCTCCTACTTGAATATAATCAACATCGTTAGGAAGATCTAGTTTCCAACTTTGAACAGCAACAGGAACACCGTATAGCATACTATTTCCATAGGCAAAAAGTTTACATACTGGAGGCGGTGCTCCAGCACCCTTATCGTCCCCCCAACGCATTTTTGTCAAAGTTCTCAATAGATGTTGAACCGCTAATATCAAAGAAGCTTCGTATTCATTTTGGCAGGTAAATTTTCCTGTAATGCTAATCGGAGTAGTGTGTGAATTTTTAAAAAAGTAATTGTTAAAATTCGTATGCGTCGGTGCAACATTACTATACGACGCCTGATTATTATAACTAATTGTCGGAGTGAAAGGAAATATAATACCGCCAGGATGAGACGCCGGACCGCCGATATTCTCAAAGGGTCTAGTACTACCAAATTGGGGGCCTCCACCCAAGGTTCCTGCCGTATATAGATTAGGTACACACAATTTTACTCTTATATCTCGGGCAATTTTTCCTTTCCAGTTAATAGAAGCTGGCATAACCGACTGAGGTACTCCCGAAAACTTTATCGGAGTATAATCCGGCGTAACAAAGCCGCTGGGTCCTGAGTCGGAGCCAACATTTTGAAAGCCCGAGCCTGTTCTCGTATCTTCTCCTGGTTTTGTAGCCATATATGTTTTTCCTTTACCAGTTATTTAACCTGATAAATAATATACGTAGATAATAAAAGTCTTGACTTCTTACTTTTTTCTGCTATAATAGTACTGGGAGATCCTATACATGACATCAATAATAACAACAAGAAAAGTCAAGTATCTAAACAATAGAGATTTATTGGCAGAGATACATAAAAGCAAAGTAAGTTTTTGCAGTTTTACAAAAGCAGAATATCACCAATACGATATCATACTTACAAACTTAGACAAAATCAATATTCGCACAGTAGCAGATGCTAAACGTGCAAGAGCCAAGCGACTTGGCATCGAAGCATTTAACGCATTAAGAATCGCAGGCGATAAAAAAACTAAACTCGCAGAAGTTACGCCCGATTACAAAACGATTCCCAAAGAAGATGTTGTCATACGCATTATGACATTTGAGCACATTCCGTTGGCGCCGGGTCGTAAAAAGACCACAAAGACCACAGCAGACAGTCACGACAAAGTTAACTTTCCTCCTTTCCAACATTGGAAATATGACGATCAAGCCAACTTAGAGTGTGTGGGTAAAAGTCATTGGAAGGGCGGAGTTAAGACTGGCAAGTTTAGCAAGGATCACGGGCGTATTACCGAGAACCTAGGTAAGATGTATATCAAACTAAGCGAGCGATATGCACAGAGAAGTAACTGGCGCGGATATACCTACATCGACGAAATGAAGGGGCAAGCGATTCTACAACTAAGTCAAATTGGACTACAGTTCGATGAATCAAAATCAGAAAACCCATTTGCCTACTATACCGCCGCAGTGACAAACAGCTTCACTCGTATTCTAAACATTGAAAAGAAGAATCAAAACATTCGAGACGACATGTTAGAAGAAAACGGTTTAACTCCTTCTATGACAAGGCAATACAGTCAAGAGTTTGCAGAAGAGATTGCTCGCCAAGCAGAACTATACAAAAATATGCGCATGCCAAAGAGCGAAGAAGATCCTATCGAAGAAGAGGAAGCAGAAACTACAAGTGGCAAAGAAATCACTTGATTTACCACTGCTTTTTTGTTAAAATAAAAGATAGGAGATCGTATGGGACTTTTTAAGAAAGTAGCGTGTTTCACTGACATCCATTTTGGGTTGAAGTCAAACTCTGCTACTCATAATCAAGATTGTGAAGAATTTGTAGATTGGTTTATTGCAAAAGCCAAAGAGGAAGGTGCAGAAACCTGTATCTTTCTCGGAGACTGGCATCACAATAGAAACAGTATTAATCTAATTACGCTGGATACTTCAATCCGTTGCTTAGAAAAGCTAGGCGCGGCATTTGAACAGTTTTTTTGGTTTCCTGGAAACCACGACCTCTTTTATAAAGACAAGCGTGAGATACACTCGAGTGCATTTGGTCGTCATATTCCGGGTGTTACAGTTGTAGACAGTATTACAACCATGGATGAGGTTACCCTTGTTCCGTGGCTTGTGGGTGATGAGTGGAAGACTATGCGAGAGCTAAAAAGCAAATATGTCTTTGGTCATTTTGAGCTTCCCTTGTTCTATATGAACGCAATGGTACAGATGCCTGACCACGGTGAACTACGCAGAGAAGACTTTGCTGGTCCGGACTATGTATTCAGCGGACACTTCCACAAGCGACAAGCTAACAACAATATTGTCTACATTGGTAACGCATTTCCCCACAACTATTCAGATGCATGGGATGACGACAGAGGCATGATGGTATTAGCATGGGGAGGCAAGCCCGAATATCACATCTGGGAAGATGCTCCTAAGTTTAGAACTATTAAATTATCAGATCTAATTGACCGTAAAGACGATGTTCTCAAGAGTAAGATGTATCTTAGAGTAAATCTCGACCTTCCGATCACATTTGAAGAAGCTAATTTTATCAAAGAAGACTTTAGTAGCAATTACAACATACGAGAAATGAGTCTTATACAAGAAAAGACCACCATCGAAGGTGTAATCGACGATTCAGCTGATGCAAAGTTTGAATCAGTGGACCAAATTGTTACTGAGCAGTTGATTAATATCGAGTCTGATCAGTTTGAACAAAAACTATTGTTGGACATTTATCATAATCTATGACATTTAAAATAAAAAACATCACAGTTAAAAACTTTCTTAGTGTAGGTAATCAAACGCAAGCAGTTGATTTCGATAAGGAACACTTAACCCTAGTATTAGGTGAGAACTTAGACCTAGGAGGAGACGATAGCGGAAGCCGTAACGGTACAGGTAAGACCACCATTGTTAACGCACTATGCTATGCGCTCTACGGAAACGCACTAACTAACATCCGCAAAGAGAACTTGATCAATAAAACCAACGGCAAGGGCATGTTGGTCACTGTTGAGTTTGACGTAAATGGCATTTCTTATCGCATTGAACGCGGTCGTAAGCCCAACATTTTAAAGTTTTACATCAATGATCAGGAACAAAAATCAGAAGATGTCGAAGATGATGCGCAGGGCGATAGTCGTGAAACGCAGAAACATATAGAACAATTACTGGGCATGAGCCCGCTAATGTTCAAGCATTTGGTTGCTTTGAACACATATACTGAACCTTTTTTGAGTCTTAAAGCGGCAGAACAACGTGAGATCATTGAGCAACTATTAGGCATAACTCTGCTTTCAGAGAAGGCAGAAAGCCTTAAATTGCAAATGAAAGACACAAAAGACGCTATTGTTGCAGAGTCTGCAAAGATTGAAGCTACTAAAACTGCTAACGAAAACGTTCAAAAGAGCATCGATAGCCTAGGAATTAAGAGTTCAGCATGGGAATCTAAGAAAGATAATGACTTAGAAGGACTAGGTAAGGCTATTGTACAATTAAGTTCTGTAGACATTGAGTTAGAAATTAGCCTGCATGAGAAACTTAAATTGTGGACTGAAAACAATAACAAGATTAGAGATCTTAACAAACAACGTGCTACGTTAGAATCCGCAGTAGGGCAAGCTGAAAAAAGTGTAAAGAAGTACGCAGGTGAGCTAGAAAAACTTGCTAATAAAACTTGTCACGCTTGTGAACAAGAATTACATGATCACAAACACGGGGAAATGACTGCCGAGGCTACTACGCACTTAGCCGAAGCCAACACATACTTTGACAAAGTTACTAAAGACTTTAACAAGATACAAAAAGAAATCAAGGCGATCGGGGAGTTAGATAAAAAGCCAACAACTTTTTACGAAACTTTACAGGAAGCACTCGGACACAAAAACAATCTTGCTAATCTAGAAAAAGCACTCGAAACTAAAGTAGTTGAGCCAAATCCCTACGTAGAACAAATTGAAGAACTAAAGCAAACTGCACTACAGGAACTCGATTGGGACTCTATTAATTCGTTAACTAAATTTAAAGACCATCAAGAGTTCCTATACAAACTGTTAACAAACAAGGATTCGTTTATCCGTAAGAAGATTATTGATCAAAACTTAACGTTCTTGAACAAGCGTCTAGGGTACTATATCGATAAAATTGGTTTGCCACACGCGGTTGTATTCCAAAATGATCTAACTGTTGAAATTACACAGCTAGGGCAGGACTTAGACTTTGACAACTTGAGCCGTGGTGAGCGTAATAGACTGATCTTAGGACTAAGTTGGGCGTTCCGTGATGTTTGGGAAAACTTATACCAGCACGTAAACTTGTTGTTTATTGACGAGCTTATTGATGCAGGCATGGATGCGGCAGGTGTTGAAGCAGGTCTTGCAGTTCTTAAGAAGATGGCCCGTGAGCGCAATAAGAATATCTACTTGATCAGTCATAAAGACGAGCTAATTGGGCGGGTTAACAACGTGCTTCACGTGATTAAAGAGAACGGATTTACCAGTTACTCAAACGATGTCGACTACGTAGAGGCATGAAGCTAAATCAGTACATAGAACTACATGAAAGATATATTTCGTTGTTGGTAGACTATCACAACGCATATACGTCATGGGTTAGAAGTCAGTCGCTAGAAAAGACTACAGCATTGCGAAAGATTCTCAAAGAGATGCGTAAGGTACAACACGAAATGTGGGCGACCGCAAACGACGCTATGAAAGAATCCAAGCAACGCAAGCGACAAAAATGGAACAGAGAACATAAGGAACAATAATGTCAGATTCAATCCAATCAATTAAAGATGCTGTAACAGCATGGGAAGCAGAAGATACAAAGTTTGAAAAAGGTAACAGCGCCGCTGGTACTCGTGCTCGCAAAGCTCTAGCAGAGTTAGGCAAGTTGATCAAAGCTCGCCGCAACGAAATCACAGCAGAAAAGAATGCCCGCAAAGAAGCCAAGGTGGCCTAAATGCGATTTAATTATTTTTTTGTAAAGGGATTCTACTCTCCGGAAGAGGTCTCTCGACTAAAAAATATCTTAATTAAGAATCAAGATAAAACCCAACCAGACATACCTGCTAAGAATGTTGTAAAAACAGCCGAAGTAGGTATTGTTCCGATCCTTGCATTACAAGAACACGTTGGTGGTATCTTGAATCTAATTAAAAAAGTTAACAAAGAAAACTTTGGGTTTGATCTCTACGATTTTACTGAATATGATACTGTAAATTATAATCAGTACAATTCAGATACCAACGGTGAGTACGGGTGGCATACAGATTTTCCTTTGAGTTTCTTTCATCAGATTAAACTTACTGTGTTAGTAAACCTAAGTACAGAAAGTTATGAAGGCGGAGACTTTGAGATTTTTCTAAACGGTCCTATTCCTATTCCTGATTTTAAGGAACCGGGAGGAGTATTAATTTTTCCATCGTACATATCGCACAGAGTTACCCCAGTAACAAAAGGATCTAGATCATCTATGTCCTTATTTGTTACAGGTCCACGTCTAAGGTAATATGGATTGGATTTATAATGGTATGGTAGTTTTAGAACTACCAGAGGATTGTGTCGGTTTTGTTTACATCATTACTAACAATCTTACAGGCAGAAAATATATAGGCAAAAAATTAGCGAAGTTTGCAAAGACGACCTACAAAACTGTAAAGTTAAAGAACGGCACTAAGAAGAAAAAGAAAATACGTAGTAAGATTGACAGCGACTGGCAAGAATATTACGGATCTAACTTAGAATTAAACACAGACGTATTAAAATTAGGCAAAGAAAATTTCACGCGAGAGATACTTCACTATTGCAAAAGCAAAGCAGTATGCTCTTACATCGAGGCCCTTGAACAATTCAACCGCAAAGTACTAGAATCACAAGATTACTATAACGGACAAATCTCAGTCCGTGTCCATGGCTCTCACATAATCAACAAAATTTAGGCTCAGTCTTACAGGATATGCTCGCACCGGCTTAAATCGGGTGCCTAGCGACAACCGGATAATAACGGGGACGGAAGCCTCTGCGCTGTACAGAGCACTTATCAACCATCCTTAACAGGACGACGATCGCAATCTGCCGCGGTTTTGATATTTGAATAGAGTGAATAAGAGCTAAAAGAGGGGAGAAAAACCCCGGTGTTATTGTATGTGTTAGCGTATATACAATAGCATACCGTCATAATAAGACGTAGCTAGGGGTACAGGATGACCGCCTCAGTAATGCTACAACGCTAAGTGACTTGCGTACTCAGATAATGCCAAGTTTTCTTTACCCGGTTACCTGGGTAAAGTGTGACCATTATATCTAGATAATAGTTAAACTACTTCGTAGTATTAGATAACTAAAAATGCTTCAAGCGAAGCGCAGAAGCAAATGAGCG